AATCAAGGATTCCAAAGTATCTGTATTGGGTATCAGACTGGAATAGCGAATATACCCGCCAATAGTATCATTATAGGAAGTAATACTGGAGTTGGTGCTGTTGCTGAATTTAATATTGCAATTGGTCATGCTATTACATTAAGTAATAGTTCTGGTGCGAGAAATCATTGTATAGCTTTAGGGAGTTTTTCAGTGAGTACAGGTGCAGATACTATAGCTATTGGTAGAAATGCTTATTCTTCAGGGTCAGGTGGTGATGGTAATCTCGTAATTGGTGGAAATGCGGGAACTGTCAATAATGTATCCTCTACAATTGTAGGATATAATGCTGGTAAAAGTGGAGGCGGTCGTAATGCCTTGTTAGGATATAATATTCATCAATCTACGTCAAATGGAGTTGATATGGTTGGTATAGGACATAATGCAGGATATTATAGTGGAAATGGAGCAGTTCAAATTGGTGCATTAAGTGGAGGTGCAACTACTGGTGGTGGTCCAGGAGTAAATTTATATTCTGTGGCAGTTGGTTATTCCAGTGGATTTCTTTCTCAAAAGAGTAATGCTGTTGCCATCGGTAATCAAGGTGGTCTTTATAATCAACAAACAAGAGGTGTCGCTGTAGGTGCATGGGCTGGTGCTTTCAGTCAAGGTGCAGAAGCATGTGCTATTGGTTTTCAATCTGGTTTCACAGGACAGGCTGGAGATGCTATCGCAATTGGTATGAATGCTGGTTATTGGAATCAAGGTATTAACTCTATAGCCATTGGTAGTTTAGCAGGAAATACTGGTCAAGGTGATAATGCAATTGCCATTGGCTATAATGCTGGAGCTACCTCCCAAGCTGCAAATTCTATTGTGATTAATGCCAGTGGTGTAGGTCTCGCAGGACAAACTGGTAGTGCCTTTTATGTCAAACCGATTAGACTGATATCTGGAAGTACGAATCAAACTGCACTATTTTACAACACTGCTGCTGGAGAAATCTTTAGGGGACAATCGGCTCAATTTACTCAAAATAGCACCGTTGGAACGACTACTGTGGGTGGTAAATTAACCATTACACACAATTTAGACGCAACACCTGGCAATATTATTGTTTGTAATGGGGATAATGCCGCCGCAAGTAATTCCATCTTTTCTGTCGATTGGTCGAGTGTGAATGCAACCACCTTTGATGTTGCAACAGACCCTGTAGCAATATCCACTTCCATTCGTGTCAATTGGGTTTGTTATGTCTAATTTTTTACTTGATATATAATAAAACATGAGTGATTACAACCAACCTATACCACAACCAATTCCACCTATACCACCAGTCTTTAACGAAAGCAACTGGATTTTTCCACTACTTGGAACACAAGGAGGTGGATCTCAAGGCCCTCAAGGTCTCGCTGGTGGTGGCACAACACCCGGGCCTCAAGGCCCTCAAGGGGTAAGAGGTTTGCAGGGGTTTCAACAATATGGGTTGCAGGGATATCAAGGATCGGATGCCATAGGTGTGCAAGGGCCACAAGGATTCAAGGGCAATCAGGGAATAGTCGGTTATCAGGGATTTGGGTATCAGGGTTTGCAGGGCAATCAGGGGAATGTCGGCGCAATCGGTAGCCAAGGCAATCAGGGTCGACAAGGATGGCAAGGCCGACAAGGGATAGCCGGAACGGATGGATTACAAGGACGACAAGGATTGATCGGATTTCAGGGTGTCCAAGGGTTTCAAGGCCGACAAGGATGGCAGGGGCAAGCTGGAACAGACGGATTACAGGGAAGACAGGGGATTGTCGGTTATCAGGGAATACAAGGGTATCAGGGTCCACAAGGACGACAAGGGCTACAAGGAACGCAGGGCAATATCGGTATCGGCCTTCAAGGATTCCAAGGACCGACAAATCCTATTACATCTGTTTCCACACCAGTTCCTGCTGGATATTATCCAGTGTATTATAATACAAATAATGGTAGTTGGTATTACGCTGTTTAGAAAGATGGATTCTTGCAGACAAACTTGTGTAACCGAAGACTATACATGTAACTACCACTTGGTAAAACTTCCAACGGATAAAACTTTTGCTTATCCAGAAGATACAACACATATTTTGAAAAGTATTTCTTGTAGGTATCGTCATAACTATAGATGTAGGATACGATTTCTTTCGGTAATAATTGTTTAAACATTTTAAAATGACAAGTCATTATTTTAAAATGTATAAGAATAACGGAGGTAAAATCCTTGACTTTCTGTTAGCATCAGTTTCCGAAAGTAATGATTAAAGAACTTCTTATCTAGTTGGTAAAACTTTTTATGGTTGTAAAACAAGCACAATGGAAAGTAATCTTGAGTAATATATTGGTATAGCCCACCATAATCACCATCGGGAAAGGACAAGAGATGCATGTAGATGCGATCTCGGACGGCACATAGCATCTGTGGTAAAACAAGATGGGTAAATCTCTGACGGAATGTATCGTCATAGGTATAGATATGAGTTCTGATTTCTGGCGGTAGTTTCTTAAGTTTCTCCATCCTTCCTCCTTTTATGATTGTGAATATTATCCTTTAAATCCAACACGCTACTTGTCAAAATAGGAGGGGTGAAGGGGAACCTGGGTTCCCCTATTTGAGCACATATTGTTCCTTCCTTCCAATCACCAACATGACGACGATATTGTCGTCATTGATGGCAATTCGTCGGAGGTTTTGATCAAAGAATTGGATCGTAAAGTTGGTATATTGACCATCCACAATATCTACAAATGAGAACTGGGGTGTGTTGAGCGTATATAGACCTCCGAAACGAGTTCCTTCGACATTGAACGAATATAGCAAGGTGTTGGGCAAGGCATAACTATTGTTAAGCAAGGTGCAGGTCATGATCAAGGACGATACTGGGGTTAGTTGGGGAGTGGTGGTTGATAAGACTTGGTAGTTGGTTGCTTGGACGGCAGTTGGATAGGTGCCCGGAGCAAATCCGATGACAGTTTGAAAATTGTTGGTAGATAAAATAACGAATTGAGGAGTAGAGGCTGTCGCTGGTAAGGAAATGGATGCGGGATTTGTCCATCCTGAAGGTAAAGCAGTAGGTAGGGCAAAACAGTTCAGTTGGACACCATAGTAGGTGGGGTTAGCTACGATTTCCAAGTAGTAGACAAAATCACCACCAGCATCGACCAGATAGTGTCCGTTATCCACCATTTGGCTTTGCAGATAGGCATTCAAGGTCGTTACTTCATAATACCCATCGGGCATGGTAACGGTGTAGGTGGATGATCCACTACCATCTGTCCAGATGTATTGGTAGGTGTTGTTGTTGTATTGTGATCCAGTCGTTGCACTGGTAATGTTATACCACGAAAAGTATATACTGATACTTGCGACAGCCACTTGGTCGTTGTGGAAATTGACGGCGCCGTTTGGAAACTGATAGGTATATGTATCGTTGAGACTGTTATTCACAACATTGTTCTGATTTAAAATCAAGGTTCTCATTTTATTTATAAGGGGAAAAAAACGGGGGTATTTTTTTTGGCCGTTTTTTGATTTAACTAAAATATTATATGCCATATAAATAAAAAATGCCAGTAAAAAAAACAGCAACATCAGGAACAAAAGGAGGGGGTAAGGGGGGAACCTTGGTTCCCCCGCAAGGTATCCCTAACTTTTATGACATTATGCCAAAGAGTTTTATACCCACCTACCACAACCCCAACTTTGAATCACACAAAATGAAGATACCCGCAAGAATGTTAATCATCGGTTCAAGTGGGTCTGGGAAAACCCAACTAGCCTTGGAAATCATCCGTCAAATGAAAGAAACCTTCGGATTATTGTGCCTTTGTGTGAAGAATGCAGACGAACCGATCTACAACTTCTTACGATCTAAATTGAAGCCGGAAGATGTGCAGGTCTATGAGAATGGTGCTGTCCCCAATGTCAAGGATTTTAAAGATGTCGATTCACAAATACTATGCATCTTTGACGACTTGGTAAATGAACCCAAGAAGGTGCAGGAGGCCATCACCAACTTTTATATCTATGGTCGTAAGGGTGCAAAGAACAACAAGGGCATTACTTGTATGTATTTGTCGCAGTCCTATTTTGGTATCCCCAAGACTATCCGGCTACAAGCCAACTATGTCTTTCTCAAGAAGATTGCATCCTTAAGAGACTTGCATATGCTAATGCGAGATCATAACTTGAACTTGTCAAAGCAGGAACTGACGACGTTATACCAACATTGCACGGATAGCATCCAGAACTTTATGATGATTGACTTGGAAGCCCCTCCGGAAAACCGTTTCAGAAAGAACTTTGATATGGTCTTTGACATTCCGTTATCTTAGGTTCAGACAGTCTGGCCGAGTTGTTAGAACGATGATTAACTTGAATCTGTCCAATCACATCACAGGAGTCCCAAGCGAATATGGCGATGAATAAATTAAAGATAGTGATGGAGCAGGTTAATGACCTACTTGAACAACAGCCTCCTTTGAGGAAAATGCAAATGTCTCTTGAAATACAAAAGTGTTATCGAGAAGGATCTGAAAAACAAGACGAAATCATTCTACCAGACGAAGTATATGATCGTCATTTGAATAAATTACGCCAAGGGGAAAAATCTTATACTGACTATGCGAATTGTCATTGCGTTCCAGGATTACCTTGTCTATGTCTTAAGGCTGAGAATATTCTAAAAGATGATAAGATGGTTCGTATTACAAGTAAAGGTAAACAACAGATGATAGTTAAAGAATCATCACAAACAGACATGGTAAAAGTGGATGGAGTTGATGGCACATCACTACTCGTAGCGAAACACCTCATCGATAAATAAATGTCGTGAGACTTAGTCTCCTAAAGAATCAATCAACCATTTTTTAAATCCTTTAACTTTAATTAAAAACGGCCATTTCTATCGCCAAAAAGAATTAAAGTTAAAGAAAGAGAAGGAAGAGAAGTAGAAGAAGAATTCAAGTTAGAGTGCTCTAGAACCTTTTTTTTTCAATAAATAAAAAATAAATATATAATACTAACATTCTTCTTCTCTTCTTCTCTTCTTCTCTTTCTATGTTCCTTGATTAAAGGCTATAAAATAAAAAGAGAAGAAGAGAAGAAGGAGAAGAAGATTTTTTACTTTTTCAAAGTGTTTTTCATTTTGAAAAAAAAAAGGTTCTGGGGCATCCTAACTTTAATTCTTCTTCTACTTCTCTTTCTTCTCTCCTTTAACTTTGTTTGTCCGTTTCTTTAACTTTATTTAAAATGTTAGAGAAGAAGAATTTAGAGATATTTCAAAAGAATCTCTCGATTTTTCAAGACATTCTTACTAAACAGATTGACAAAGGACATGAGCCGTTGTTTCAGGGATCGGATCTGTCGGTTACTATTCATGAATTTCATAAAGGCCAAGACATACTTCCCACACACCCCACTATTCACATTCTGGATCAGTTTGGTGCTATAAGCATAAGGTGCAAATGGCTTCAAGAAGTTCTGGACTTGTATAGGTGGTCGGAAGCCAAAGGAATCGAAGTAGGCGGCCTGATTGCCTTCCACTTGAAAGGCAGTCCAGTGTGTTCCACTGAGGTCATTTCCGTTGGCATCAAAGTCGTCCTGTAAATTAATGATGTAGAAACCATTTTTCAAATTATTGGAAGGGATGGTATCCTTGTTGTAGATACCAACCAGTGGAAGGTGTAAACGAGATGCATCACGCATCAAATCCCAATTCGTCATCATGGTTGATTCTTTTTTATATATAGAAAACCTAATCTTGTTGTGTGATGACTTCTTCAAATTCCTTCATACTCTGTACGGCTAACTCCATATACTCTTCCATCTCTTTATCTAATTGCAAATGCTTAGGGACTAATACATCTAATTCCTGCTTCAACATATTCACCATCTCATCTACTTGTGTGAATCGAGTCATAATATGATGCATGTGTAAATTCATCGCCAACACATTCTTTGTTTCCTCCATCTTCTGAAGAACATCCTTCATGCCTTGAATATATCCCAACCGGATCAACTTGTAGCGATGCAAGGCGATGAAGGTTGTCTCCTCAATATCATAGTCCCATACCACTGATACTTCATGTTCGTAATTCATTTTGGCCTGTCGGTAGGTATTTTTGGTAACTATTTGTTCATTGCAGTGTTGATGACTCTACTCCACTTCTCGGCTACTTTATCCTCTTCTTGTTTTTGATGTTCTACTTGCTTTACTGCTTTTTCCCATTGATGATTAAGTTTCTTCTGCAGTTGCAAAGACTCCATATGGCTTAATGGTTTGCCTTGTTGAACAGATGTTTTCTTCTTCGGAAAATAAGTTTTACCAACCATCTTATGTTTATTTTGGTGGCTTTTGCTAGAACCTTTCGGAACCCCACTCTTGTAGTTTCCTTTAAAAAGAAAGTCGATTGTCTTGAGTTTGAAAATTACTAAACAAGTCTCTTTAACTTTATTTATATGGTTTGATTCTTTGTGTCAGAGTGTGAGAACATCTTCCATTTATTTTTGAACTTTATGTAACGGAACTAAACTACTTTTAGGGACGCCCATAGGCTTATGGTTGGTATGATGATTATGGAGGGCACATAAAGGGACTAACATCCACTTTCCACCTCCTTGAACATGGCCGGTTGCCGTCGCCTTATTGGAACAGCTATTGACTTGACATACCTTGGCATTGACTCCTCCGGCGGCGACATACTTGTCACGAAGACCACTGACAGCATACCTAGCAGACGAGGTGCCATTGACATTCTTGACCTTGGTAGACTTCTTCATAATAATTCCTGCAAGATAGGGACACAACAAAACAAGATTAGCATTTCTTTTGTTGCAACACACAAAACAAATGCAAAACAAAACACAAACAAACAACAAACAATACACAACACAAAGATATTCTTTGTTGTACAATTACAAGGCGCTAATATCTTCCGCAATTACAATAATATCTTTAGCACATAGGATAGACTGGGTTCAAGTTGCCGAAAATGGAAGATGACATGTCTCGTTGAGGTAACTTGGGATCGTTTGGCATACCATCGTTAATAGCACCTCCTCGAACATACAAACCATTTCCACTCATAAATAAACCACCTCCACGAGCATAGAGACCTCTTCCTCTGCTAGTATAGGATCGTACGATAGGTAAAGACATGTCTGGCATCGGCAGGGTGGGATTCATACCAGGGTGGTTAGGATTAAGGAAGCCAGAGAAGTTCTCCTGTATTTGAGCACGATAAGGAAGGGTCTTGGGGAATTCCATCTCGTTGATCTGCTTAGCAAGAGGAGCAGCTGTCGTCAAGGCTGTTTTTGGCATTCTTGGTTTCTTAGGCATCTTCTTCTTCTTCTTCATGCCGTAAGCACCGGTAGTCTTACCAATCTTGGCTGTTGCAGGTTCAGCAATCTTTTCAGCAAACTTTTCTACATAAGGAGCAGCAGCAATACCGAGTTCAGGTTGTCCTACAAGACTGGCAAGAGCAGTGGTGGCAGCAGGGAGACCCTTCTCAATACCCTTCTTGACTAGCTTCTTGAGCACAGGCCCAATAGTAGGCTTGACCTCACGGGTATAGAATCGCCCGACGGCCTTGGCAGTGGATCGAAGTTGTCGTCCAATCTTTTTCCAGTTGATACGGCCACCTTCAATTTCAACTTCATTGGCGTCCATCTCATCAGGCTCAAGTTTCAAGGTATAACCCTTACCCTTGGAGTGAGCCTTCATCATACGACGATGTTTGACAGCCGTCATCATCATACCATAACCACCTTCACTCATAGAATGGGGCTTGATAATGACACCTTGACCTTTGGCGAGTTTCCGGAGTTGGGCGTCTGTTAAAGACAGATTCATAGATTGCATCGTTTTCTTCATTATATTTTAATTCAAGTCAAGATAATTTAAAAAAGTGTTTCCAAATACCTTATTTGGAAACGCTTTTCTTCCTTCCATTTCTTTTTTTCTTTTTTTAGGTTAGAGTAAGACTCTTGCTACGAGTAATGATGGTATTCAAGAGGGGTGTATCATTTTGGTTATTATCCTCCTCATCACTACTATCATCTTCCTCACTAGACTTGCCAATCGCGAAACATCGGTGAATATAGTTAGCCATCTCCACGCACATATCCTGAATTCGTTTTTCAAATTTTGCGTCAAGATTCCTAACTTGCTCTTCCAACTTGGTGATACGAGTCATGAGGACGACTACTTCTTCTTGCTTATCCTCCTCATCACTACTATCATCTTCTTCACTGGGAACATACTTGCCCATCGCTAAACCTCGTTGAATATTCATGACATGTTCAGCCATGTTCAAGGTGGTGTTCTGAATGCCTTGAATTCGTGCGTCAAGATTGCTAACACCTTCTTGCAACTTGATAATCTGGGAACGCATGGCATCAAGATCAAGATCAGCGATCATTTGTTTAATTCTGCGTTGACGAAAAGCTTCTTTCTGTTCAGGACTCCACATTTTCCTGTAAGGTAAAAACCTTTGGTTAGTTTGATTCTTTTAGTTAAATAGTTTCTCCACTTTTGTGGGGGTTTTGAAACGGATAGGCGATGGTGGTTTTGGTTGTTCGGTTTCTTCGAGAACCAGTTTTTGAAACGCTTTGTAATTGCGTTGTAAATCTACAAATTGTTTGTTCAGAGATTGCACGACTGGACTCTGCTGTTCTACTTTGTTCTTCAATGCGTCAAATTCTTCCCGATAATACTTCCATAGTTCTATTTGCACTTCTCGTTGCTTCTCGTAATGATGCTCATCACGCTCATATATCATTTTGACCTCCCTACGACATGCTCGGACTTCCTTCTCCAACTCGGATATTTTGGAGAATAACTTAACCGAGATGTGGGCAAAGTCCTCGGCCAATTGGAGAATATCATCGTTGTCGTCCATGATGGGATTTGAACCTGTGAGAAGAAGGCCATAATGAGTCATCGTTCTAACAATTGGTCTAGGTCTCCCTCAACCACCCTTTTAGGTATCTCTTTGTTTTATATTTACAATCTTGCTACTTAACGCCAAAGATTGAAAATTTGAAATTCAACGGCTCATCATTCTACATATATTTTATTCTATACAACACACTCTTTTATACTGGATTTAGCACCCATTTCAACTCAATTTGGCACCAGTCTCCAAGTCAATGGAGATCTGCTTCTTAAAAACCACGAAGCACTGAAGTTGGACATTGGAGATGGTTCCGGATTGGACTGTTCCGGTAATTTGGATACTCTTGGGGACGGCATCTTCGGCTGGAAGACGACGGCTCAAGTCAGCCACATAGTATCGGTAGTTGCCTTGGAACTCGCTGTATCCAATGAGACCACTGTCCACACCATCCACTTGGGATCCGTTGACAGCGTGCATGGAAGCTAGCTCGTCCTTGAAATTTTGAAAGTCATACAATTCTTGCATGGTAAACACATTGATACCAGCTACTTGGATGTTAAAGTTGGTCAAGGCAAGGTAGGGAGATGTCGTTGATGGTTCTGATGCGAAGGGTGATCCGTAGGGAGCAATCTTGGCAACACCAGTGGCACCAGTAGCATTAGCAGAACTTCCGATGAAGGGCATGATGATGATGCTTTGGATGTTGGAGATACCGTTGGTAAGAAGTTGGGAGAAGACACCTGTCAATGAACCAGATGTTCCTGAACAGGGGACATCAACGGTGTAGTTGTAGATGTCGGTATATTCCACAAGCTTAATCTTGTTCAAGGACAAGTAAGCCTCCTCGTTGATGGGATTCATTTGGTAGACGGGGCAGTATAACCTAGTGGTGCTCATGACAGGGTTAGCAACATTGTATGTGCTATCCTTGACGATGCTAGCAGCGATTTGGAAGGTATATACATCATCACCCTCAGCGATACACTTACCAACAATGGAGTCGCCAGTAGCACCAAGACCGTTACCATTGACTGAACCGTTGGCAATGAGAAGGGGAGATGAACCACCTGTAATGATGTTTTGCGTAACGGAGATGTCTGCAAGAGCACCACCGGTGGTAGTGATGCTAAGATTATGCGTAGGCAAGTTGGTATTTATTATAAACCTCAAAAAAGCACCTTTGATCAAGGGCAACTTGTCAAAGAAGTCTGCAACATCCTTAAGACGAATAACAGCAAGCACGAACCACCACTTACAGTCCACATCAGCACCAGTTCCCTTGCGGAAGTAGTTGAGACCGATGGTGCCAGCGAGAGAGTTGGAAGTGAATGCACTGGTAGGAGTGACGGAAGCAGTCAATGCAGTCGTCGCTTGTTGACGCCAGAAGAATCCGGAGTTGGAAGCAGCGGATTGCACAGTTGACCATGACCATAAATCAGCGGGAAATTGAGGTAAGTCCTTGTTGTTTAAAGAGCCATGGCCTTCAGGAGCCCAAGCAGTTTGGTCTCCATAGGCAACGGAGTTGACGGCATCGGGGTAGAAACCCAAGATGGCACCATACTTGTCAAGGGAATCTTTGCTAAAGGTGGTAAGCATCTTAAAGTTGACATAAAAGTTGGTAAAGGGAGTCAGCTGCACGACACTTGTATTATTGTATTCTACGGAAATAGAGTGGATAAAGTTTGCGTAGTTTGATTTTAAACCAAGTGCGAAAGCGCTTTCCAGATTACGAATAGATGATACTTGAGCGTTGGCACTGGTGGCAGTTAAACGCAAAACTAAAGGAATGGTAAAGTAGGCTTCAGAATAGCTGCAGTAACGACCGCTATTTGACAATGCGGAGGTATCGAGCTGGATTTGGCCCGATGAGTAACTACCGTTGTTCTGATCATTTACATAAAGCACCTGACGGGAAACGAAGGGTTCCAGAGTGAGTTGTGTCTCGTTGCTATCTTCATAGATGTAGGTATCGGACATTATTTTATCTTTTGAATTATAAAAATATTTTTTTTTGAAAATATTTTTCTTATGCTCCTCCCAAAGTAAATAAATCCTTATGCAGTTGGTGACGGCTTCGACATCCAAGATATCTTCAAGTTGGCTGCACCACTCGTAGCAGATCGGACAACAGCGACTGTAGATCCAGTCGTAGCGGTATCAATACCTGATGTATAGGCAAAGGACGCATGATCATTTCCGTTGACGGAATACACCACAGCTGGGACTTCGCTATAATAACTGGTTGGGAAACTATAGGTGAAATGTCCGGACGCAACTGCAGTGCTCAAAGTAGCATCAACGGTTCCCCATGTTTCTCCAATGCTATTTTTGTAGCCTGTGGCTCCATTGACCGTAATGGTAGATGTTCCAGTGATGGTGGGCATATACATGAGTGTAGAGATGGTTGGTTGAAGTGTGGAGATGGTTCCACCTGTAATTCCAAGATAAGTCGCCGCTTGTTGTTGAAAAGTGTTATAGGAAGAGGTCATTCTGTTTACTTATATGTCGAAAGAAATATTTTTTCTTTTGACGACACTTACTTTTTGTAATTTTGCCACCATATTGTCCATCTTGGCTTTTTGTTTGGCTACCTCCTTGTTGGAAGGTATCTTTTGACCTGTCATGGTAGCGACGGGGGGTTGGGTAGGAAGTTCTTGTTCTTCCTGTAAAGGTTGACCACGAAGGTTGTTCTTTGCCTTGGCATTCATATTCATTCCGTGGCGGGAGAAGGAACAGCACTTCCCACCATTCATGGTTTTACGAGCATAAAATATACGACGGCCCATTTATAATATATATAATAAAAAATTTCCTTTCTATCCATCTTCGTCCCACTTTAATCAGTTTAAAGCATTATTTCCTATTATGAAAACACCTATGAACACGATTGATGAAATCATACCCGGTGGAGGCACGATCGAGACACCCTTGTCAAAGATTGTCATTCCTTTTAATGGTCGATGGAAAAACACCATCTTCAAGAGGGAACACCAACGCATCCGTAGGAGAGAACGAGGACTTAAACAACGCATAAGAGTATTAGATGATGGGACAAAGTTTGTGGATGTCTTTCCCCCGCCTACCAAGTATGAAAAACGCCCCAAGATGGTCTGTCCCATCTGTAATACTGAAATATATACTGGACGATGGAAAGGCCACCTCCAAAGCACCAAACACAGAGAAAATACAGACCTAATAAGTAGATGGACAGAACCAAGTATAGGAGGGGTGCCTAACTTAAGCAAGCAATTTCACACATCAGAGACTGACCAAAACTGCGATCAATCTGACCAGTGTGAATAAACTTGAGAATATAACGCTTCAATTCTTCCAAGGTCGATGGATCGTTGTTACCAGCAATTACCGTTCCCTTGAGCAATTCGAACTTCTTAATGTCTTCCTGTTCTTGGGGGGTCAACTTGACTCCGAAGCCTAGAGTTTCTTGCACATTACATAACCTAGCCGCTTGGATTAAATACTGTTGTTCGTCACTATCTAATCCGTTATACATGGTCTTATCCAGCACACCATCGTTGAGTAGTTTATACATGAGATGCACAAACTGTTCGCTGACCATCTTGGGAGGAATCATGTGCTTTCGGGACACATTGGCAATCTTCATGATACCTTTTTGGAGAGAAGGCATATGGATCGAGTATTTACCGAATTGACGATATCTGTCTTGGGTCAAGGGTTGGATACCACTTCCAATCAATCGTGAGCCCATCTGAACGAGACCACTACCATTCATGGAACGGATGAAGTGATAACTCTTGGTGGAACTTTCTTGGGGACTGATAAAGAGCCCTTGACCTAGTTCTCGTGCTCTTGCTTCTGCTCGTGCTTGGATGGCCTCCTTGGCTTCCCTCTTGGCCTTTTGCAAGGCAGTCTCACGAGAACCACGAGTTACCAATCGTGGGGTTGGTGTGATGACAGCTGGAGTGGTAGTTGCCCCAGTCAATTCCTTGATACGCTTGGTTGCTCGTCGTTTGATGGCTCTTGTGGCTTGAGCCTTGGCCTCTTGTAAGACAGTCGTAGGTGTATAACCAACAAAGGCTTCTTCCAACGAAGCGACTGGTTGGGCTGATGGCACGAGTGTCCTACGAGGTGGTAGAGGAACTTCATTATACATCTCCTTCAGTTTCTTAGCAGGTCGTTTCTCTTCTTCCACCAAAGGTGCACCTGCTCGTTTCTTTGACATTTCCATCAACTTCTGGCGTTTCACTAGTTCTGTTTCCAGTGTATTACGAGCAGTGCGCTTTTGTCCCCTCCGGAAAGGCATGGGTTCTGGCCCAGGGCCTGTCTTGGCTCGTTTGATGGCTTCTTGAATGATGGCCGTTTCATCCTCTACTCTCCTCTTTAACGATCCTTTGGGTTCTTCTGATACCTTGAACTTCTTTTCAGGGGTAAAGATTTCTTCTTCCTTGACACGCTTCAGACCACGCATCTCCATGTCTACCTCTTCTTTAACTTTCTTTCTGGCTTCAGCTTCGGCTTCTACACGCTTCCTCTTCATGAGTTGTTGGATGGGAACATCGTTCTGGGCTTCTTGATCGACTTCCATCTTGACTTCTGCAGCGACATCTTCAGGGGTGCGGTTCAATTGTTCGGCAGTATCACGGATCAAGTCATCGATATTGACTGGAGAACCGGTGGTAGGATCGATGGTTCCTCGTGCATAGTTTTCCCAACCATCAACAATATCCGCAGGTAGTTTGGAAAGCGTCTCTTCACTCAGTGGTATAGGAATGCCAGTGCCACCGGTGGATTTCAATACCAACATGTATCGTTGGAACACTCGTCGGATAAAGTCTGCAGAAATGTTCTTGCGACCATGTAATGCAACACTGAGACCTTGGAAATGGGTGTTGAAGTCGTATACCTGTTGGTTATTGAGTTGGAAAAGAAGTTTGCGTGCTTCCTCAGGCTTCATGATTGTCATTGCATTCTTTAGCAGAAGGTTTTGTTGCAATAGTAAATCCTTCTTTTCATCTTCCAAGGATCGTGGGGATTCACCGATGGGTTGAACACCGAGTTTTTCCATTTGCGAGCGTTGGTTCATGGCTTGTTCGTAGTTGCGGTTGAGTTTCTGTTGCAGGTGGAGGGTGCGGAAGAAATCAGCGCGTTTGGTTTTGTAGTCTTGGCAGTTTTGTAAGTTACGAATGTCGTAAGTGATGCTCATTGTTTTTTTATATAAGTCAAGATGATATAAAAAAACTCGCCGAAATGGCTGAAAAAAAACGGAATCCTTTAACTTTATTTGGGAATTCTTCTTCTCTACTATTTTAAATAAAGTTAAAGAAACGGGCAAACAAAGTTAAAAAAGAGAGAAAAGAGAAGTAGAAGAAGAATTAAAGTTAGGATGCCCTAGAACCTTTTTTTTTTCAAAATGAAAAACACTTTGAAAAACTGGAAATTCTTCTTCTCCTTCTTCTCTTCTTCTCTTTTTTTTTTATAGCCTTCAATCAAGGAACACTAATATATAAAAAGAGAAGAAGAGAAGAAGAGAAGAAGAATGTTAGTTTTGTATATTTATTTTTTCATTTAGAAAAAAAAAAGGTTCTAGAGGTCTCTAACTTTAATTCTTCTTCTACTTCTCTTTCCTCTCTTTTTTAACTTTGTTTGCCCGTTTCTTTAACTTTATTTAAAATATTAGAGAAGAAGAATTTTAAATCAACTTAAAGACATACTTTTTTTTTGGATCACATTCATTCATTTCTTCTTTAAGATAAAGGGATAGGGTGTCCTTCACAGGCTTTGAGCATTCTTTGATGGTTATCTTCGGTATGATCTTCGGTGTCATCTTCAACATCCTTTGGCTTCAGCCTATAGCATGACTTTTGTGCCTTTCGATGGTTTTCTTCACCCAAGATGGTTCGCAAGATAGATCCAAACTTCTTATTACAATACGAAGCCCAGTTATTATCTTTCTTAATCGCATTATAATGTCCTTGCAATACACTACCGCAAATCCATTCTGCATATGGTAAATCCTCCACTTCCGCATTACCATAATCATAACACATATCAAGGAAACTCTTGATGTCATTATCCTTTTGATAATTCTTTGCATCCTCCTTCACCTTCTCAGGGAGAATAATATCTCCTGCTTTCTTCACAGCACAGAATGTCCTTAGCAACAACTCATTCATCGCAAAGACATACTTACGATCTTGCTTCTCTGTTTTAAAACTAAGATCTCCTACCTTGTATTGTGCTTTCTGCTTTTGCAGTTCTTTCCTATCCGCATCTGTGGTTGCCTGTTTAATGTTCTCATCTAGAGAAGCAATAATAGCATCATATTCTACCTGGGGTTTGAACATGTATGGATGATACATGCATCTCAATCGCCTTTGTAATCCAGTGTCCGTCTCATCTGCTGGTCTTGGTAAATCATTTGCTAGAATAAAAAGCTGGAAGTTGATTGTAAATGTATCTGCTGCTTGATGGAATGCCCTCTCCTTCATGATACTATCACCACTCATTTTTTTCAACACATCGTTTTGCAGTTTGTCTGAAGAATTTGGTTCGGTGGTAAACACAATCTTGGATCCCCTTGTGGATGCTAAATCGCTAAACTCGCATTGTCCTTTCGCTGGTTTTGTAATACTAGACACCATCAGTTTTACAAAGTATTGACCAAAGGTTTTAGAGATGATGTCTTCAATAATGGATTTACCATTGCCGCCTTTTCCGGTAAGGATAAAAATAGCATCATCTCGGATAAATTTACCGGCAAGACAACTGGATAAAACTTCAAGGGTATACTTGGCTACTTCTGGTGTATCGTAGATATCTTGAAAGAATTGTCGCCATACTTGCATTTCCTGAGAATAGTCGCCGATCGTTGGAAAGTCATAGTTGGTATGCTTAAAGATGTAATCATGAGGTTCGATGGTTCTAAAGCCTTCCAACTTGTCCGTCTCTGGATTAACCTGAATAGTATGCATGTCAAAGACGCCGTTCGTATAGGCATGAAGATGGGGTCGATCCAGAAGTTCAAGCATATTCTCAATCATCAGTTTAGGTTTGATTTGAGGAATACAATCTCGGACGAAACTGGTCGTTTCCAACTTCAACATGACCTCATCTGATACTTTGCCTTTCAAACTGGTTTGAATGTCTTGATAGATGAAACATAAATCTTTTCCATAGTTCCTCCACCTATTGGTAGTTGGATGGCAATACCACCAAGAGAAACTGGTATTACAGAACCGATACCGACTGGCAATGTCAGTTTCACAGAACATCCTTGCGACTGCAGCATGGGTCATCCCCTCTTTAGCAGTCTTGGAGCGAAATATCCGTAAATTATATTGTCGATCCAAGTTTTTGAAAAACGGTAGATATTTCTCCATGGGCGCTTGTTTGAACCATCGTTCATCCACCTTTGCTTCTTCATACTTTGTGGATCTTGCAGACCATTTATGCAAGACAGTCCTACCAATGTCTTTCTTACCCATATCAATCTCCCATGCTTTCAAAGCATAGCAGATATTGCCCCAACCTTGTGTATATAAATCGCACATGATCTGGGGTAAACTATTGAGAAACTTTTCCACCATATACTTTGAAGGAGGAGCATCAAAAGAATCATTTTCATCAATCTCCATAGGATCATCTTCTTCGTCACCACTATCTGGAGTTGGTTCTCGGATCACAGCCGGCTTTTCCACCATCGGTTGTAATCCAATCTTATCCCTTAACTCTTGATAATCGAATTCAGGGATAGTTTTGTCTGTGTTGGAAACATGGCCTTCAAATGGTGCGAAGCTCGCCTGACCGATATGAAGTTCCATTCCTTTTCCTTCTGTGTCTAGATGAATATTAAATTTTCCTTGAGGTGGCATTTTAATGATGACAAATATTTTTGGGAGACTTTTAGAAACGCTCAAGAAATACGGAGCCGTCTGTAACAGCTCATTCAAGTAAGGATACTTATGAAGGTATAAGTCATCATCAATATCCAAGATGGCGATAAATCTTGTATCCACATAATAAGCAAGTTCATACTGAAGACCTGCATTCTGTCTATCCTGAAGAGTCTTGTTCCAATAGGCAGTATGCTTCTGATAATGCTTCCTGATATTTTCCAAATGAGTCCAAGTCTGATCCGTCGTCTCCTCCTTAGGGAACCTGTATCCCAAACGAAAATGTTTACGATCGTATTCCCATCCTAGCACATTACCAAAGACCGTATGGTATTCCAACCATTTGTTAGATGCATTCTTATCCTTGTTGACGAAGCATACGGAGAACTTGATCCCCTTGCCCTGTAAGAAGTCACTCATAGATTGTCGATGATGTTGAAAGTCCATGTTTAAAAATAATACTCGTAAGTGTTTAAATCGATATAACGATTTTTTCCAATTATGAAGATTCTGTGTGGAGAAAAAAGGAATACATTCTGTGAGGAATAATTTAAAACACCTTATAGGTGAGTCGCTGGCTTTTACAAGAACCTTGTGGGAACCCCAGTCTGGGTCTATCTGCTAGATAGACTATATAGTAGTGATTGATAAACTATAGGGCTATAATCTATATATATCTGAAGATTCTGATCCAAAGTGTGAGAACGTCTTACTCACATTTTCCAAAAGAAAGGACATATATATCCCTCTTTTATGGCGTCATATCATATGGTCGGTTTTTTCTTTCAAGATTTTAGTTATCATCCTCTTCAACTTGTCCCTCTTCCTCTTCTTCCTCTTCCTCATCCTCCTCTTCTTCCTCTTCCTCTCCCTCTTCCTCACTCTCGTTTTCATCATTTTTAGATGGTGCTACGGATTCTTCCTCACCTACAGTTCCCTGCTCTTCCTCTTCCATGTCGGTCTCCTTGGCGCATTTCTGTTTCTTGTATACTGGGGCATCTTGCTTCTCCCTCATGAGGATCTGGACGGCTGTTTGCAAGTCGATCACCGTTGCAGAAAGGACTTGCACCTTCTTCTCGTATTTGGTGATGACTGCCTTGGCTTTCTTGTATCGCTCGACGACCTTGGCGGCTACCTCCGCTTCAGCCTTGAGATGCATGAGCTCACCTTTCTTCTTGTTGACGATGTGGCGATTGTTGTCAAGGTCTTTGGTAGTTTTCTTCAATTCGTCTTCGGCTTCTTTAAGACGGTTGTCTTGGTTGGCTTGGAACTGAGCCAACTCCGCTTCCATTTCTCGACGCTTCTGTTCAGCGAACTGCTTCAAGGTGACTGCCTTCTTGACCACTGGCGTCTTCTTGGTATGTTGGTTGGATGTGGATCGCACATTGCTGGGTGTATACTTATGACGCCACTTGGTTCGTAGATCGCTCATCGCCTTGGCACTCAAGGTTTTGAGTTCATCCTTGGCGTATTGGGTCACCTTCATCATCAGGGCTTCGTCATTAATGCGTCGGATAGTTGTGCTGGTAATTTCATTGGTATAGTTGTCCCACTCTCCAGTATCCACATGATCTTCGTCGATGTCGATGTGGTAGTCGTGGAACAGGATTTCCTTGTCGTCTTCGGTCAAGGTGATTTTACCCGCCCTGATTTTCCGGAGCACATCTCCAGAGCATGGGATGACATTCATGATTGGCCTGTAGGTGGAAAAGGTTCCGTTAATTCTTTATGTATTTACGAGATACCAAGTCTCTTTATAGTGCACCATATTCAAGTGTGTGCCATTTCCAGTCTCTAGAAACTTTTTAGTATACGCCATATGGTTCAACGCTTTCCACGCATATTGTTGATCTCGAATGGTAGCGAACTTTAACGGAAGGCAAGGCAGTTCTACATTGACGCCATATTCGTATTCTATGAAACGGATCTCTGCATCCGACGGCATGACTTTCTCCTTGGCGATCCGGCGACATTTCTTGGGATACAAGTAAGCTTCCTCCATGACTGGTAATCGAACCTGTGTATTGGAAGTGTAGGGTAAGCCCCAAGTTAATCGTCGTTCTAACCGCTGGGCTATGACTTGTCATTCCCAAAACTTTGGGAAACCTTTATCCTTATATAGGCGAACCAAGGTTCGCCTTCACCCCTCCTTTACTATACGAGTGGTCTTCCGCATTTGGTGGATATACCATTGCTGGTGCAATGGTTAGTAAAACGATGATTGACCAAATGCGATGTCCTCTACCTACAGGGTTCAAATACCGCAATGATCGAGTGGCTCATTATCCTTCTCATCTATGGCTTTGAGAGTATCTTCATGGGATTCATACATATGGGAGATACAAAAGTAAAGCATGTAGATAGATTCAAATATAAACAACTAAAGAAATAATGAACGGATTTTTTCCTGTTATAAATTAAAATAATGAATCCTTGGATCCAACATGTTAAACAAGTCGCTGCTGATAAGGGCATCCCTTATGTCAAAGCATTAAAGGTGGCTGCGGAATCCTACAAGGCTAGTGCACCCCAGTCCAGCCCACCTGCTGTAGTGAGCAAGCCCAAAATGCGGTCTCCTAAAGGAGGGAAGAAACGGATCGACTTTAGCAAGATACATTGGGGTGCCTTTACCCAAGACTGGAAGGAGATGGGTAGTCCCTTTGAAAGCCTGTATGACTTTGCAACGGATGTTGTGAAACGGTCGTCGGAGTATCCACCCATAACTGTGAAACGCGCTAGGTTCTACAAGAACATCATCATGAAGGGTAAAGGCCTTGGTATGTGTATGTAAGAACCATCTGCAAAACTATCCTCGGCAATTTAACTAGCAAATTATAAATATACTGATATAACTAGGTAATTATAAGGATGGAGTTAAATAGATATAATATAAATAAACCGGTTTATTTATAATATGTCTGTATAACTAGTAGATTATAATATGCAAGTATAATGAGTATATTATAATCTGCTAGTTAAATGCGGGAGGATGTCTTTACGAACCTGCTCCTATGTATTTAGCTACCCTTGTCTGATGCACCTTGGTCTGTCGGTGTTTATCCCACGCATTACTATAGTGTATAGTATTCCAGTTGAGCCACTTACCGCAAGTGCATAATGCAACTCGCTCACTGCCGCCTTGATAATACCGTATGTATTTGCCATCTGCATATCTCATGATGTCTGAAGGAATCTCCTCGATCGGTATCTTGTAGTCCATCCCTCTTCTTTCTTTTAAATTTCCGTTT